TTCTTTTAACGTAGTATTCCTTGACGAGTTTGCGTTCGTTCAGAATAATATTGCCGAAGCGTTCTTCATGTCGACCTATCCTACCATTTCTTCTGGTCAGACAACAAAAGTTATTATCGTTTCTACTCCCAATGGACTCAATCAGTTCTATCGTATGTGGACAGAATCAGTTGAACATCGCTCTGATTATGTTCCTGTAGAAATTCACTGGAGCATGGTACCAGGTCGCGACGAGGCGTGGAAAGAGCAGACTATTCGTAATACGTCCGAAGATCAGTTTAGACAAGAGTTTGAGTGTGAGTTTATTGGTTCTACAAACACTCTTATTCATCCTGCCAAGTTGAGATCGCTGGTCTGGTTAAATCCAGTTCGTCATGATGGATTTATGGACATTTATAAAGAACCCGAAGCAGGACGCACTTATACGATGACAGTAGACGTGGCCGAAGGTCAGGGTCTAGATTACTCGACGTTTTCTATATTTGATGTTACAGAAATACCTTATAGGCAAGTTGCTAAATACAAAAACAATAAGATTACTCCACTGCTATTTCCAACAATCATTCTGCAAGCTGCAAAGATGTATAATGAGGCATTTGTTCTGGTGGAAATCAACTCAATTGGACTTCAGGTAGCCGACATTCTACATTTTGAACTGGCTTATGACAATCTGATAAAGATTCAAGCTAAAGGTAAACAAGGTCAGCAGTCTACACCAGGATTTACCAAAAAGATCGCTTATGGTCTTAAGACTTCGGTCCAGACGAAAAACATCGGATGTGCCAACCTCAAGACGCTAATTGAAAGCGATAAACTTATTATAAACGACAAAGACACAATTTCAGAATTGATGACCTTTTCTTCCGACAAGAAGAGTTTCAAGGCAGAAGAGGGCAATACTGACGATTTGGCTATGACTTTGGTACATTTTGGATGGCTTACCGCTCAAAGATACTTCAAAGAAAACATTAAAAACGACATACGACAAACTCTGCAAGAAGAGCAATTGAACTTACTGGATCAAGATATTATGCCTTTTGGCGCCATATCTGGATATCAAGGTAATGATACGAGCATGGATTATGAACTAGATGAGAATGGTAATGTATGGTTTGAGGATAGAAGCAAAAGATATCCTTGGGACGACTTAAATTGGAAAGTTAAACTGTAAATCTTGCTTTTTCTAAATAATAGAGAATAATATCCATTCTTATAAAGGAGAAATACTATGGCAAATCTATTGTCACCTGGTGTTTATGTATCAGAATTTGACTTGACAACTATAGTTCCAACAGTCGGAACTACAGATGGCGCATATGCTGGTACATTCGCGTGGGGTCCTGCAAACTCGGTTATGCTCATTTCCAATGAAGTATCGCTAGTTAATACTTTCCGTAATCCATCAAATAACAACTATATCGACTTCTTTACCTGCGCCAACTTCCTACAGTATGGTCAAAATCTTAAAGTTGTTCGTGTTATGGGCGCTGACGGCAGAAACGCCGTATCAAATACGACAGATGTTATAGCAAATAACGATTTGCAAATTCTCAATAGAGATGATTACGAATATAATTATGGCGCGATTGCAAATGCTACCTCAAATTCTACTGTAACTTTTAGCCGTCAAGCGCAGTTTGCTGCCAAGTATCCAGGCGTAATTGGCAATAGTTTGAAAGTTTCTATGTGCGCTAATACAGTTGCATACTCAGGAGTAATGTCACTTAAAGCTAATGTAGGTACCGGCAATGCTCACGTTATCTTTACTGATAACCCAACTGCTGATCCAAACAGAGTATTGAATGTAGGTGATTTCATAACGCTAACAGGAAATGTTATTAATCTTCAAAGTGGCTTGACTACTTCTGCGCTAGGTTCAGTAACAGCTAAAGTTCTTGCAATTACCTCTGAAAACGTAAGGATTGATACCGCATCAACTGCCAACATCACAAACGCTACAGTTACAGCGACATGGGAATATGCAGGAAACTTTGATGATGCTCCAGGAACATCTGAAGTTGGTGAAGATTTAGGTGCTGTAAACGACGAATTGCACATTATCGTAGTAGACGAAGACGGTTTGTTCACAGGAAGAAAGAATCGTGTTCTCGAAAGATTCTCTTTCCTATCAAAGGCAAGAGATGCTAAGTTAAGAAATGGGCAATCAAACTATTATGTCGATGTAATTAATAGAAGATCGCAGTTTATTTGGATTACAAGTCATCCAACCGTATCAGGCAACTGGGGTGCAACACTTGCTAATACTACATTTACCGATGCCGCTACAAGAAATTACACTTCATCTCTAAACGGTGGACAAGATTCTATTGCAACTGCTGCAAATAGACTTGCTGCATATTCTCGTCACTTCTCTAACAAGGAAGAAATTGATGTTTCACTTGTTCTTACAGGTGAATCAGACGAAGCATTGATTGAAGGTATTAAGACAGACGTTCTTGATGCAAGAGCAGACTGTTTAGCTTTCATTTCACCTCCTGAAAATATAGCTGTATTTAACCAAGGTAAAGAAGCACTTGACATTGTAAATTATCGCAACACTCTAACTTCATCAAACAGACTTGTAATGGATTCTGCTTGGAAGTATCAGTTTGACAAGTATAACAATGTCTATCGTTGGATTCCAATGAACGGCGACATTGCAGGTCTCTGCGTAGCTACCGATCTTTCCCGTGATCCTTGGTATTCTCCAGCAGGTTTCAATCGTGGTCAGATCAAGAATGCGATCAAGATTTCTTGGAACCCAACACAGGGCGAGAGAGATACGCTTTACAAGAAGGGCATTAACCCAATCGTTAACTTCCCAAGCGAAGGCGTAATTCTGTACGGCGATAAAACTCTACAAAATAGACCATCAGCATTTGACCGCATTAACGTGCGCCGTCTGTTTGACGTTCTAGAAAAAACTATCGCTACAGCATCCAAGTATTCACTATTTGAGTTTAACGATCAGTTTACTCGCGCTCAATTTGTTGCTCTTGTAGAACCATATCTTCGTGATGTTCAAGGTCGTCGTGGTATCTTTGACTTCCGTGTGGTTTGTGACGAAACAAACAATACTCCTGAAGTTATTGACCGCAACGAATTTGTTGGTGACATCTACATCAAGCCTGCTCGTTCGATCAACTTCATCCAGTTGAACTTCGTTGCTGTTAGAACTGGCGTAAACTTCGATGAAATCGTTGGTAAGTTTTAATAATAGCATATAAATATAAGAGCAATTAGGAGTATAACAAATGGCTTTCAATATTCAACAATTTAGATCAGAGATGAGAGGAGACGGTGCGCGTCCTAATCTATTCGAATGCACTCTGACTTTTCCTGCTGGTGTAGGAGACGTTGCTGCTCCATACACATTTATGGCACGCTCCGCACAGTTGCCAGGTTCAACGGTAAATTCAATACCTGTAAATTATTTCGGCCGTGAGTTGAAGTTTGCTGGAAATAGAACTTTCCCAGAGTGGACAGTAGTTATCATCAACGACGAATCTTTCAATGTGCGTAATGCTTTTGAAAGATGGTTAAACTTCATCAACAGTCATGCTGGCAATCTAAGAGCACCAGCATTCTTGACAGGTGATGGTGGTTATCAGTCTGATGGTAAGATTGTTCAGTTTGGTAAGAAAGGCAACAGATTAAAGAAGTATAAGTTTATCGGCATGTTTCCTATTGACGTAAGCCCAATTGAAATGGATTGGGGAGCAAACGATGCTATTGAAGAATTTTCTGTAACATTTGCCTATCAGTGGTGGGAATCAGATACTACTGACGGTCAATCGGCAGATAGATTCGTTACTTCTGCTGACGCATAATATAATGATTTTCAGAGGGATAGGTTCGCTTATCCCTCTGAATTAGATTGGAGAAAGTAATGGCAGTTCAGCTATTCGGCTTTGAGATAGGTCGTAAAAAACAGCAAGACAAAGACGAACAAAGTAAGACTTTTGCGTTACCGCCTAATGATGATGGTGCGGTAACAATACAGTCTGGCGCTTATTATGGCACATATGTTGATCTAGACGGCACAGTTCGTAATGAAGTCGAACTGATTACCCGTTATAGAGAAATGTCTATGCAGCCAGAACTTGAAACTGCAATTGATGAAATTGTTAATGAAGCGATTGTTCAAGATGATGACGGTAAGGCGGTCGAGATTAACGACGATAATCTCAAGCAAAATGCTGCAATCAAGAAAAAAATCCAAGAAGAATTTAATTACATACTGAAGTTGCTTAATTTTGGTAACATGGGACATGATATTTTCCGTCGTTGGTACATTGACGGTCGTATGTTCTATCATATCGTAATTGACGAAAAAAGTCCTAACAAAGGCATTCAAGAGCTAAGATACATTGATCCTCGCCGTATTCGCAAAATTCGTGAAATCCAGAAAGTTAAAGAGCCTGGATCAGGCATAGAAGTCATCAAAAGAATTAACGAATACTACCTATACAATGAACGCGGTATCATCGGAGCGCACTCAAATCTAGGCACAAAGATTGCTGTAGATTCTATTGTTAACGTTAATTCAGGACTAATGGACGCCAAACGTTCAATGGTCTTATCTTATTTACACAAAGCAATTAAGCCTCTCAAT